GCAAGTGAATCTGCTTCTACAGCATCAAGAATGCTTAGTTTTGAAGTAGGTGGTCAAGGTAGAGGTTTCATATTAAATGGAACAGGTGACTCAAGCAATCCTGCTTTTGGAGCTGGTTCTGATAGAAGATTAAAAAAGAACATAACAGCTTACACAGGAGGATATGATAAAATTAAATCTGTACCCGTGCAAACATGGGATGAACAATTTACAGATGCAACAGGACTTAAAGGTTGGATAGCAGATGAACTTGAAACAGTTTTCCCAGAGGCGGTTACAGGTACAAAAGACGCAACAAGAACTGTTACAAACGCTATAATAAGTGAACACGGAAATTGTTTAAAACAAAATGTTACTGAAGAAGAATTTGACGAACTTAAAGGAAAAGAAATTTATAAAAATTGTACTTGGTCAGCATCAAAAGTCGTACCTGCTTTTCAATTGTCAATGCCTGATAAATTGTTTCCTGATGTGGTTCAAGCACTACAAGCAGCTATAACAAAAATAGAGACTTTAGAAACTAAAGTAAAAGCATTAGAGGACGCGTAATTTTAATTAACGAAAGGAAGAATCATGGACGAAAAAACAACAAACTACGTAAATAGTGTTATAGCTACGTTAACTAAACAAAGAAACGCAGCTATGGATGCGAACGTTAAACTAGAAGCACAAATCACTGCTTTACAAACAGAGATAGTAGCGTCGACAAAAAAAGAAGAGCCGGAAGAGGAAAAGAGCGAGTAATGGCAACTGAAGTATGGCATGCAATATATGTTCTTGAAGAACTACAAAGAGATCTGCAAGGAGTTTTTGAAACTTCTGCTATCGGAGAGACTGCTTTTGCTGTACTATCTATTGCAGGCAGCCCTGACTTTGAAAGAATACGGTTATCTACTGGTTGGACAGAAGTTACAGCGTCAAGCAATACAGAATCGTGGTCAGAAATTAGTGCTGCATAAGGAGAAACTATGGCAATTACACAAGCAGTATGCAATTCATTCAAACAAGAACTTCTTCAAGGTTTGCACGACCTTGATGGGCACACACTTAAACTTGCTTTATATACCTCGGACGCCACATTAGGGCCAACGACCACCGCTTTTTCTACAACCAACGAATCAAGTGGCACCAATTATTCATCGGGCGGCGCAACTTTAGCTAATGTAGCAGTTGCTTTATCCGGCACTGTTGCTTACGTTGACTTTGATGATGTCTCTTTTACTAGTGCTACCATCAGTGACGCGTCTGGCGCTCTAATTTATAACTCTTCTGCAAGTAACAGAGCCATCGCTGTTATTGACTTTGGAGCTAAAAAATCTGTCTCTGGAGGAACGTTAACAGTTACTTTGCCTTCTGCTTCTGCAACCACTGCTTTGATAAGGATAAGTTAAATGCCACTAACTAAAATCAATATAGCTCCGGGCATATTTAAAGATGACACGGTTTACTCACAAGAAGGTAAATACATTGCTGCTGAAAAAATAAGATTTATGAAAGGCCGACCAGAAAAAATAGGTGGTTGGTCTAAATTAGATACTGACACCATTACCTCTGGAGTTGTCAGATCTTTGATGCCCTATCGTGCAAACAATACCAAACGATATATAGGCATTGGTACACATAGCCATTTTTATTTATATGACGATGGAGCAGGAAGTTACGTAGACATAACTCCGGCTTCAAATTACACTGCAGGCAATCAACACACTACAATAAGCTCAGGAACATTTAGTAATGCTACAATGTGGACACTGGACATGTTTGGTGAAGATCTGATAGGAGTAAATGGAATAGGCGGACGATTGTACAGATTAGATACCAGTGCTTTTCAAGGAGATGCTACTACTAACGCAGTTGCAGAAACAACCAGCGGTGTACCGATAACGGCCAACGGTGTGGTCGTGAACTCGGCGTCAAGGCAAGTTGTATTATACGGAGCACATGATGGCACTGCAGACAGTCCTATGAATGTTGCTTTCTCTGATCTTTCAGACGTTACAGATTTTGTTGCAACCACTACAAACTTTGCAGGTTCGCAGGTATTAACAGGAGGAAACTTATTGCTTGGTGGTATCAGAACAAGAGGAGTTGTACTTTTATTCTCGGATACTTCTGTGTTTACTATGACGTTTGTTGGACAGCCAGACGTTTTTGCTTTTCAACAAGTTGCAGAGAATGCAGGTATTGTCGGGCCACAGGCTGCAGCAGAGTATAATGGTAATGTTTTTTGGATGGGCAACGATGGCTTTTATCAATACGCTGGTGGTGTACAACAAATACCTTGTTCTGTAGAACGTCATGTTTTTGATAATTTAACGCAGCAACAAAAGATAAAATGTTTCGCCGCACTTAATCCTAAGTTTAGTGAAGTGTGGTGGTTTTATCCAACTGGTAGTAACGACGCGAGTGATGAAATTACAGATTATGTTATTTATAATTACAAAGAACAAACGTGGTCGGTTGGAACTTTAGCTAGAGGTGCATGGGCTCCTGCTGGAATATACGACAATCCCTTAGCAAGTTCTGTAGCCACTTCTTCGTCTCTTATTTACAAACACGAAAGCGGAACGGATGATGATGGTTCAGCCATGTCGTGCAGTTTAACAAGTGCTGATATGGATTTACCTCAAGACGGAGATAATATTATGTTTGTGGACAAAATTATTCCTGACTTTGATGATCAAGTAGGGTCTGTCAGTATGGATTTAAAATTTAGAATTTATCCAAACTCTAGTCAAGTCACAGAATCTAGTGAAACTTTAGCAACCACTACTGAACATAAAAATTTAAGGGCGCGAGGAAGACAAATGTCTATGATTCTTTCTAGTAATGCTACAAGCTCGCATTGGAGATTAGGAGATATTCGTCTAAATATGCAACCTGATGGTAAAAGATAATGTCAGGTTCTCGATTTCGTTCTTTACCTCGCTTTCGTTCGTTTAGTAAAGAACCCACAACAAACGAACTAGCTAACCATGTAAATTTTTTTGCAGGTCAATTAGAACAAAACTTTTTAGAAATTGATAGAGCGGTATCCACAGACGATTTAGATACAAAAACAGGGTTTGTTGTAACCACCGCAACTGTTGGAGATGATAGTATTACCTCAACACAAATTGCAGATGCAACGATTACAAACACGGAGTTAAACGCTTCTGTTATTGCTAATCAAACCGAGATTACAGCTTTGGATTTAACTAATGATGATTTTTTGTTTTTAGATGCTACGGATAATTCTTTAAAAAAAGCAGCTACAGGAGAAGTATTAGACGCTGTAACGGGAGATGTAACTTTTACAGTTGCGGGCCTAGCATCAATTGCTTCAAACTCAATTGTAAATGCAGACATAAACTCCTCTGCTGCAATTGCTGATAGTAAACTAGCAACAATATCTACTGCGGGTAAAGTCGACATAGGTGCATTAGAAATTGACGGTGCATCTGAGATGGGCGCGGCTTTGGTAGATGCGGATTTATTTATTGTAGATGATGGTGCAGGCGGTACAGAAAAGTCTATGTTAGCATCTAGAATACCAACGTATGTATTTGGTAAAGTCAGTGGCGATGCAACTGTAGCATCTAACGGTGCGTTGACTATTGCAGCGCAAGCTGTTGAAAATTCTATGCTGGCAGATGATGCCGTGGGAGCTGATGAGTTGGCTGCTAACGCCGTTGTTACTGCCTCCATAGTTGATGACAATGTAACACAAGCAAAGATTGCAGATGATGCCGTTGGTGCAGATCAACTTGCAGCTTCCGCTGTGGTCACTGCCTCTATTGTTGATAACAATGTGACTCAAGCTAAGATTGCAGATGACGCTGTGGGTGCTGATCAACTAGCTGCAAGTGCCGTTGTTACTGCTTCTATAGTTGATGATAATGTGACACAAGCTAAAATCGCAGATGATGCCGTTGGCGCAGATCAATTAGCTGCAAATGCCGTTGTAAACGCTAGTATTTCATCAGGAGCAGCTATAGCAGACAGCAAATTGGACACTATTTCAACCGCTGACAAAGTAAGTATAGCAGCACTAAATATAGACGGAGGCACTGACATAGGGGCTGGATTGGTGGATGCTGACCTATTTATCGTGGACGACGGTGCTGGAGGCACTAATCGTAAGACCGCAGCCTCAAGAATTAAAACATATGTCTCAGATCTTACGTTGACCACGGCGGCACAAACTGCTATAACTAGTGTAGGTACCTTAACTGGTTTGGCCGTTAATGCTACTGGAACTAACGCCACATTGCAATATTCAGGGAGTGGTGGCAATCCCTGCCTTACATTGGACCAAGACGATGTTGATGCACCCGTCTTTACTTTTCTTGCTACTGAAGGTAGCGGTGGAGGCAACAGTATAGAAACAGGGTCTGTTGGTTCAATAACAAAATATGTTAAAGTAAAAGTTGGCACTACAGTAATGTATATGCCACTATACGCAGCAAGTTAAGGACTAAATATTTATGGGTATTGGCAGTAAATTAAAAAAATTAGCAAGAAAAGTTATTCCAAAAGAAACCGCTGCTATAGCGCCAATTGTATCTGTTTTTAATCCAGCAATAGGAGCAGCTCTCGGTGCAGCCGGTGGTCTTAGAGAAGGCAACATTGGCAAGGCAGTAATGGGAGGGCTAACGAACTACGGCCTAGGGTCATTCGCCCGTGGTGCAGGCATGCCTCAATTTGGTCAAGGACTTTCTTCTGGACTTGGTAATATTTTAAAAGGCATACCCGGAGTAAGTACGCTAACTGGAAGTCCAATCGGACAAGGCATCGGCAGTATCTTTCAAAACATAGAAGGCCTTGGTGGCAATGTTGGTAAGATGTTACAAACATCGATAGGTAACACTGGTATGGGAGGCACAGGTCAAGTCACTGTTCAAAATTCAGCAGGAGATGTTTTTAACACTACAGCGCAAGAAGCAGCTAGAAACCCTAGTTTAAAAATTATATCGGAAGCCGCAGGAACAGGGGCAAGCTCTTCTGGAGGTTTAGGTAGTTTTGTACAGAATTTGTTGACAGGAGAAGGTGGCGGAGGACTTACAAACGACTTATTAATGCGGTCTTTAATTGGTGGAGGTTCTTATCTAGCAGAGAAAAAAGATCTGGAAGAAGCAAAAAGATTGGCTGAAGCATCAGGCGAAACAAAATCTCTTGCTCAGTTAGCAGAGGAAAACAGATTGGCACCAATTCAATACGCAGAAGGCGGAGAAGTAGATCCAAGAAACATACCAATGCCTATGGCTATGGGTATGGCTATGCAAGAACCTGATCTTGAAATGACAGCGGCTGAAGGTATTATGGGGCCTATGCAAAATGTACCACAAAGAGAGAATCCTGTTTTTGAAGGTGGTATACAGTCTTATGAAGATGGTGGTCGAGTGAACGCTTTCTTAGGTGGTTTGTTTGGCGGAGACAAAAATTTTATGGAAGAAGAAAATGCTATGGCAAAGGATCCAGAATATATGGGTTGGAAAAACATATTTGAACAAAGCCCTGAATTAGCTACTACGCATCCAAGGCATATGGAATTTAAAAAATATTATGATAGTGTAGGTAAAGCTATGGGTGGTCGTATTGGTTATCAAGACGGAGGTCAAACTTTTCAAGATATAATCACACCTGAAGGTAAGCTTATGTTTGAGCGTTTAACAAAAGAAATGGGCATGACCGATAAAGAAGCTATGCAAAATATGGCTGAAATGGGAGAAAGTGGTTCTATGAATCTTGGCAATGTATCTTTAATGGATTACTTTGCTAATCAAGAAGCTAAAGAAAAAGGTGGTGTAGCAGGACTTGAAATGGATGCTCGTGTAGGTGGTTTCATACCGATCGGCGCAAAAGAACGCGCTGATGATGTACCTGCTAGATTAAGTAAAAACGAGTTTGTCATGACCGCTGACGCTGTTAGAGGTTTTGGTAACGGAAGTGTTAACAAAGGAGCAAAAAAGATGTATGATATGATGTATAAACTAGAAGAGCAAGGAAAGAGAGCATAATATGGTGGCACTACCTCAAGCAGATTTTGCAAAATTACCAACGTTTGTACAAGACGCGTTTAAAAAATCTTTTGGTCAAGCAGCAAACATAGCTGATAGACCAGTAAATGTTGGCGCTATGGCTCCGGGTCTTGATCCGTTACAGCAACAAGCAGGTAGTATTTTACAACAAGGATTAGGATCTTTTCAACCGTTCTTAGAAAAAGCAACTAGTTATGCTGGTCCGGGCGGCGCACAGGCGTTTATGAATCCTTACACACAAAATGTAGTAGACAATACCGTACAACAATTAAACAAACAATTTGATTTGCAAAAAGCTCAGGCTAATGAAAGAGCCATTGGTTCTGGTGCATTTGCAGGATCTGGTACAAGACAAGCAGTGTTTGATGCTGCCTTAGCAGGAGAACAAGCAAACACACTACGAAACACGGTCGGCGATCTATACAATCAAGGATTTACTCAATCACAACAAGCAGCACAGAACGCAGCACAAAATTTTATGAACCTTGGACAACAAGGACAAACGCAAAGACTTGCAGATGTGAACGCACTATTTAATTTTGGAGGCGCACAACGACAAACTGGAATAGATGCCGCAAACTTAGCTTATCAAAAACCTATGGATCAATCCTTGTTCTTGTCTAGTCTAGCAACAGGAGCTCCACAGTTCTCAAGATTACAAATGCCTAATCCATTACAAATGGGTATAGCTGGTTTTGGTGCAGGCACTGGTTTATTTGGACAATAACATGACCTTATATAAACGAAAATTATTCACACGAACGCCGTATGAACATTACGGCACTGGTATAGCTTCTGGGTTGGCCGATGAAAGGCCGGGGTTCGCAGTTGGCGGACGGGTTAATTTTCAAGAAGGTGGGGGCCCTTCTAGTGAACTTAAACAACAAGCAGAATCGAGAGACCTTTTAAAAACATTTCAAAACGATGCAACGGATCAATTAAGTCGTTCTCTTAGTTTTATTATATATCAAGATTTTATTGACAACTTTAGCGAGCTAAGAAACTTTGATACAAAAACGTTATCTGATTATTATGCTCCTAAAGTTGAAGAGTTCTTTAATTCACTGCCCGAAGATCTTAGACAAAATTTAACTCCAGACACTAGAAAAGCCATTATTGATCGTTTTGATGAGGTGGTTACTGAAGTAGGTGCAAAAGACAAAGCTGGAAAAAGTAAATTTATAAGCAGTGGAAAGATCCCTATGATACAAAGTGCAATTGAACGTAGAGAGGGAGAACTAAATACTTTTATAGATAGCTACACAGGAAAACTAGGAGGACTAGAATCCACTCCAACAGATACTACTGAACCTGAAATTGATACAGACGAAACAGATATGGATACAGGCACAGACACTGATACCGGCACGGAAACAGAAGAGCCCGCTGAAGATTTAGGCGGCATCAAAAGCGCTATTGTTTCTGGTGAGGGCAGACAAGAGGCCGTGGACTATTTTAAAAAATTACAAGAAGAAACAGAACTAAGAGAAAAAGCAAGACGACAAGCAGTGCAAGCAGGCTTCATTAACTTTGGTGCGGCAGATCCTGTGCAAGAAGGCGAAAGCACTATGCAAGCAATATTTAAAGCGTTTCAAGATCCGATGGCTACACTTAGAGAGCGAGACTACAAACGAGCTGAGGACATTTATACTTCTGTTCGTGACGCGGCTACTGATGATCTAGAGAAACCAGACAGTGTTAAACTCATTGAGTTCGCGCAACAAAGCCCTCAGAACGCAGCTCTTGTTCAACAGATATTAGGCCCTAGTGCTTCGGGCGCTGGCTTTAGTGGAGCAGATTTAGCAAATGTGGTGGGCACTCTTGATCCGGGAGACGAAGAACTTATGACTAGATACGGTATATCTAAAGAAGAACTTAAAAAGAATAGAGGTTATTACTTGAACTTATATGCTGAACAAGTAATGGCGGGTGGTTTAACTGCTCCGGGACAAACAACGACAGGACCAGCGCAAGACTTAACCACAGAAACTTTAACACAACCAAGTCTAGGACAAAAAGATGGAGGTAGAATAGGACTTCAAGAAGGCGGTGATGCTGCAACAGAAGCCATGGCGGCTGAAGCACAAATGCCTACGGACAACGCACAAGGGATGCAAGAAACACCACAAATGACTTTTCAAGCTTTAAGACAAGCTTTACCTGACTACGTCTCCGACGACGTTGTAACTCTATTAGCAAAAGACCCACAAGCTTTAGCAGAATTTGTTGAGATTCAAACTGTCACTCAAGTTCAAGATTTTGAAGACAAGTACAGAGTTGAATTAAATTTACCACAAGAGGACGTGAATAACGTATTCCCAGAAGCTGAAATTATTTAGGAGGTCTCATGGGAGATAAAAGAAATTATATTCTTGGTACACAATACGGTACTAAAGGAACAGAGTTCAATAAGTTTGAACAGTTTGCGTTAGGCTTAACATCAGGTGGATTTAAAATTGCAGAGGCAATTCTTGAACTCGGTGCTAGTTTTATTGATTATGCAACAGATTCAAATCTAGTTACTTATCTAGAAGAAAATTTTCCTAAAGTAAATGTTGACGATGGTGTTGGTAAATTTACCGAACTATTGGTTCAGTATGGCATTCCTTACATAGGAGCAACCAAGATAGCAGGCAGACTAATTGGTTTAAAAAAATTGGACAGCATTCGTCAAGGCACAGGTGTTGCAGGCGTAGCTAGAAAAATGGGTTACTATGGTGGTCTTGGTCTTGTTACCGAGCCTCTTGTAACTACAAGTAGAGATCAAACTTTAGGACAAGCTTTTGGTTTAACTGCGAAACCAGAACTGTCAGAACTAACAGGTAGAGCAAAAGCAGTCGCTGCTTTAAAACAAAAAGGTATGATGGGACTTGAGGCTGCAGTGGTAGGTGCCGCTTTACCCGTAGCGGGAGCTGTGGCCAAAGAAAGCATAGTCAAAGCTACGCAAGTTGCAAAACCCGTAGCGCAAGCGTTAGATTTTGCAGTGATTAATCCTCTCGCAACTATTCTTGCTAAAGGTCCTGTAGGTGAGTTTGTCACCAAACCAACGTTTAATTTATTAAGGAACAGTGTTAGTAGAGCCACAGAAATAACTAAAAACAGTATTGGTGCAAAAAGTTTAGATGAAATTAGGTTAATTAGAAATCCAGAAAATTTTATACAAAGAATGCAAAAGAGCATTGTTAATAATTTAACAACTTCCGGACAACTTCCAAAGAATGCTTTTGATGTTAAGCAATTAGAATCAAACGTATTTCGCGCTAGGTCAACAGAATTACACGACATGGCAAGAGACTTAGACACAGCAATTGATGGTTTGGTAAGAGGTAAAGAAAATGCTTTTAAAAGAGCGGACACAATACCTGCAAAAGAAAGACTGTACAAAAATGTTGGTGATGTTTTAGAAAACAAAGACAAAGAACTTGAGAAAAAACTTTTAGCAAAACTGCCTAAAGACATCAGACAACCTGTTGGTCAAATAAAAAAAGCACACGATACTTTAAAATCAGAAGTAAAAAATTTAATGTTAAGTCCTCAAGTTTTAAACAAAAAAGGACTTTCCATATTAAACAATAAAAAAATAACAGATAAAACAGAATTTCTTATTAACAAAGATTTAAAAGAATATTTACAAAAAGGTTTGCATGCCAGCTATGCTGCTTTTAGAACAGATAAAACTTTTAAACTTAGAGATAAAAAAAGAACCGCAGACGCTTTAAATTACATTGAAGACTTTATAAAAAATAATTCAGAAAAAGGATTAACTCCTGCTTTTATTAAAAACAATGCAAGAAAACAACTTGATACTTTTATTAATCAAGCGGAAAGATCTAAGACAGCAGAATATTTTTTTGATGAAGCCCTCCCAAATTTTGCTCTTCGCAGTAGAAAAAGACCCGGAGGTTCGATAACCTTTTTAACACCTGAACAAGCAAAATTCAGACAATTGCCTGACTCTATTGAAAAACTTTTAGGAAAAGGAGGAGTGCAAGAGTCTATTTTTGACACCAACATTATTTTAGCTCAACTGCTTTCTCAAAAAAGATTCATAAATGAAATGTTTTTATTTAACAAAAATACCACAGTTCCGGGCACAAAATTTATTTTTACTCCTGACTACAAAAGAATAGCTAGAGAACAAACTGAATTATTAGGGCTGCCTAAAGGAGCTCTTAAAGAAACAAGTTTAAAAGAAGATCTTATAAAAGCTTACGGAAAAGCAGGAGCGCCAAGAGTCAGAGACATAATTAATCAAGATTTAGAAAGACAATTTAGACAACAGTTTCCAAATGTAAATCCTCCTAATTTTAAAAACATGGCGGACCAATTTAAATTAAAAGGCACTAGAGAAGATCCTTTTGGATTGTATAAGTATATGCCAGATCATTACGTGCCAGAAAATATCTATGAAGCTTTGACAGGAGAAATACAAGGATGGTCTATCTTGTTAGACAACGTTCCTTTTTATAAAGGGTTTCTAGGTTTTAAAGGATTAACACAAGCAGGTAAAACTGTTTTCAGTCCCACAACACAGATTCGTAACTTTACTTCTGCTGCTTTCTTTGCTCTTCACAACGGTCACATCGGACGTCCTTTTGGTAAAGTAGAACACACTTTTGCAGATATAATTAGAGCGCATCTTGACGAAGTTTTTCCTGCAGGAAAAGTTACCAAAGAACAAGCTCAAAAAGTATTAGGAGAAAATAGAATACGCGCCATCGAACTAGGAGTTACACAAAGTAACGTTATGGGTCGAGAGATAGACGATTTACTGGCAGATGTTGTCGCTGGAGGATCTAAATATTCAACAACTCAAGGGCTGTTTAAAAAATTAACAGAGTCTAAAGCTTTTAAAAAGTCGCAAGAATTGTATATGAAAGGCGATGATATTTGGAAAGATTATGGTTGGAGATTTACACAATCACAGTTGAAAGAAGCTTTGCCTACTGGTCCAAATTTTCAAAGAAACGTACAAAAATTTTACGCTGAAATGTTTGGTAAACGATTTAATTTTTTAAATGGTGACGGCAGCATTAAAAGCAGTAAAGAAGTAATAGAGGAAATATCAGCGCAGTACATTAAGAACACTTATCCAAACTATAACTACGTGCCACAGTTTGTAAAAGATTTAAGACGTTTGCCTCTTGGAAACTTTATTTCTTTTCCAGCTGAAATACTTAGAACCTCTGCTAATTTAATGAAGTTTGCAGCTAAAGAAATGTCTAGCTCTAATCCTGTTATAAGAAAAATGGGAGCAAAAAGAATGATGGGACAGAGTGTAGGATTAACTGCTGGAACAGCGCTTTCAATCGCATCTATGTCAGCACTAGGCATGAACAAAGAACAGTACGAATCGTTTAGAGAAACGCAAGTTCCTGAATGGAACAAGTACGGTGATTTAATTATGCTTTCTAAACAAGAAAAGAATGATGGTAATATAATTTATCGTTACATACCTTTCTCTTATCAAAACCCTTACGCTTATCTACAAGCTCCATTCTATGCTTTCTCTGGAGAAATGGCTGCAGGTAAAAAAGTGGGAGTTGATTTTGATGACAGGTTTTTAAAAGGAGTGTCAACATCTATTGCTGCAACTTTACAACCGTTTGTTGACGAAGCTATCTTAACAGAAAGACTATTAGACATCACCACAAGGAAAGGTCAGCCGCGTCGAGGACGTCGTCTGTGGGTGGACAGTCCCGATACAAGTATAGGTGATAAGATGTACGCTTCTTTTGGTCACTTGTTAGAGGGCGTTCAACCGGGAGTGTTTACTCAAGGTGCTAGAATCACTCAGGCTGTAGCAGAAGAACAGACAGCGTACGGTAAACAATATGAAATAGGTGACGAAGCCTTAGCTTTGTTTGCAGGAATCAGAGTGTATGATGCGGATTTAGCTAACAACTTAAACTTTAATTACAATGATTTTGCAAGGGTTGAAAGAACCCTTACAGCGAAAGCCAAAGGACAGTTCTTTGCGGCCAACGCAACTAGAGGCACAAGAATATCTGCTTATAAAAATTATTTAGACAGTAGCTTTGAGGCGTATAATAGATTTGAAAAACTTACTAATGACTTAAAAAAACTAGGGATAAACGATAGATACATTACTAAGTTTTTAAAACAAAGAGGAGCTAAGAAAAATATTCAACAAAGTATTAAAAGAAATCAATTTATTCCACCTAATCCTAGAACTTTTTACGATGATGAAAGATTTAGAAAACTAGCTAAAGAACTAGGCGTTTCTAGATCTGAGTTGTATCCAAGAGAGGAAATAAAAGAAATATTTAATAACTATAAGAGAAGAGATTTACTGCAATCTATAAGCGTGTTGCGTTCTCAAATTAGAGAAGAAAATCAACCTCCTGCTCCTGCTCCACAAGTTACAGCACAAGCACAAGGGCCAACGGTCAACGTACCGCCTGCGCTTCCTCCAGCTCCTGTAACACGAGTAGCAGGGTTGACACCAGCAGGAACTCAAACTAAAAGTATTAGACAACGGATCGCGGAAGAAGATGATTTTTTAAAGGATGTAGTATGACGGACGACGAAACTAAATATGCTTTAGAAGCTCACCTAAAAGAATGTGAGCTGCGTTATAAAATATTTGAAGAAAAATTAGACAACTTAAACGAGCATCAACAACGTATTAACAAGCACACATTTGAACTTCGTCAAATGATGACGTGGTTTATGGGAGCTGCAGCGTCATTTGCTGCAATCTCTCTTCTTCTTGGAATTATATATTTTATTAAAGAAATAGTATGAAACTATCAGATAATACTTCTATATCTTTACCTGCACGTAACTTACTTGCTATACTTGCAGCCGTAGCGATAGGCACAATGAGCTACTTCACAATTATTGAGCGTTTAAATTCTATTGAGACTACGCTGCAACTTATGGAAAAAGATTTAGAATCTGCAAATGCTTTTATTGACGGTGTCCCCAAAGGCGACATGGTCAGTCCACAAGTCCAGGAATTATACATGTTGGTTGAATACTTATCGTCTAATGTAGAAAAACTAAAAGAACAAATGGAAGCAGAGATACCTATGATATTAAAAAATGACATGGTGATACAGTTTCACGAGGAGAGATTGATAGACCTAGAGGAGAGAAAGAATGGGAATCATTGAAACCGTTATTATACTTAGTTTGTATGTCTATGATGGAGGCAACAAAACAATAGAAGGTTGGTATCATCAGGATAATTTAAGCACGTGCCTTTCAGCCAAGCGCATTGCTGAGAGGAACTCAGGCAATCAAGTACAATACACATGCTCATTAGAACAATGTGAGATGACAACAGATAAAACAGGTGTCAAACATTGTGACAAGATACTTAAAGAATAAACTACATACCTAATTTATCCATGGATTCTTTTAATCTGTCTTCTCTTGACGTCGACTGACTAATATGTCCTTGTATCCACATACAACCATCAGCGTCCACAATTAAAAACAATATACCATCTTCTGGAAAATCTCTTTGATTGGTACGTAAGGTAGCTCCAGACATTCTAGTTTTGGTGTTGTCAATATAGTTTAAAGATTTGACATCCACTCTTAAAAGTTTCCTCGTTCTTCTACTTTCTATAATTAAATCAAACTGACCATGATATTCGGTGTTCTGATAGACATTGTAGCCCTCCTCTAGCAACCTAGAGATGGCATGATGTATAGTGATATTTCCTTTGGTGTGTCCCGGATTATCCGACAACCTTTTTTATAGCCATTCTTTTAGCTCCTCACCTAATATCTCGTTTGCGATACTTATCTTATCGCGCAAAGCATCTACAATCTTTGCATCAACAGAGTTCTCACACAGCAGATCAACATAAGTTACTTTATTTGTTTGACCTATTCTGTGTGCTCTGTCCTCTGATTGTAGTCTTTTTTCGAGATCATAGCTATTAGAATAATACACCACGGTATTTGCGGCTGTGAGGGTAATTCCGTACCCTCCTGTTTGCGGATTTCCTACGAAATAGCGTGTAGGGCCGTTTTTCTCTTGAAATAGAGAGATTTGCTTCTGACGAACCTTCGCCTTGACTCCACCGTAATATGCCACTGTAGAGGCTTCTCCGTAAGCTTTTTTTAAGGCAGTTACTATATTTTCTATGTCAGCAACGTAGTTTGCCCATATTATAACTTTGCCTTCTGTCTCTTCTAAAACAGACATAAGTTCTGTCATACGATTATTTTTTAAGGACACAATTTCGCCATCATCTGTCTTAATGTGGCCACAAGTTATTTGATGCAGTCGCATCAACTGTGTTAGCACACTCATGGTAGAACAAACTTTATTATTTAATTCTGCTAACGCCATAGTTCGCATAGAGTCATAGGCTTTCCTTTGCTCAGGCGTCATTTCAATAGTGCGTCGTTGATATATTTTTTCAGGTAGATCTAAACAATCCTCTTTTAATATTCTGTATGAGAACTCTGACACGATGTCGGACAGCTCACCTAAGTTACGATAACTGTTAAAAGGACGAACAATATTAACAGAACGCCCTGCAACATTTATAGTCTGCATGTTTGCGTATCTAGATCTAAAAGAATAAAAAGTATCGTGACCCAACAGCTCTGAGTCTAAAAAATTACACTGTGAAAAAAGATCTAAAGGACTTTTGGTCACGGGACTGCCTGTCATAATCCTTTTGTATGGCGCCCACGTTCCCACCTGTAGAATGTTTTGAGTCCTAGCCGCATTCGGAGTTTTGATAGAAGTGCTTTCATCAATAGCCATCAAAGCCTTGTAGGCAGATAAAAATTTCTTTGCTTCTTCTTTGCCCGGATTGGTAGAGAAAGCTTCTACATTCATTACAAAGAAGGTTAGATAGGGGTCTCGTGTTTTTGTGTATAACTGAGATAACATTTCTTTGTCGTCTTTAGATCGTGAGCTCGGAGCTACCCAATAAAACGTTCTGCAAAAAACATGATCTGGTACATGCTTAGGTATTTCTTGTTCTACCCAGTTCTTATACACCCCCTTTGGTGCAATAATTAAGGCAGCATTTATCTTGCCTTTGTCATACAAAATAGAAATATTGTCCAATAATATCTTGGATTTACCTGTTCCCATCTCGCAGAACAAAGCAAAATTTTTGTTGTTCCAACTCTTTTCCAAAGCCTTCATCTGATGCTTGTAAGGCTTCGTCTTAAATTTATATTTCATAAATATTGTCTTGCTTTCTAAAACAGTATAATATGTGTCAAAACGAATAAGTCAAGAAAGAAAATTATGACGGTCTATTGCGTGCAAGAACCGCCGGGAACTGCAAGAGGCACACCAAAAATGGATGTGATGAAAGCTTTATCTTTTGGCGAAGTAAAATTTTTATTTACAGAGCGAGCACAACTGGTGTATAGTGCTGGTGCGTTAGTGCATGAACTTAGAAAGAAACTTGAGAAATTTAACGACGAAGATTATTTACTTCTTGTGGGTGATCCTGCTATCATTGCTACTACTAGTGCTGTAGTTTCGGATATCAACCACGGTAAATTTAAAATGTTGAAATGGGATCGAGAATCTAGTAAGTATTATCCATTGACCGTCAATTTATATCAGAAAGAGGAGAAAGATGGAAGCGATCAATTTTGAAGACAATGAAATAAAGACTGTGTCCAATGAGGACGCAAAGACTATTGGCACTCTTTGCCAAGAGCTCGTTGATTTAGAAAAAGAAATAGACGAGATGAAAGAGTTACTCAAAACAAAACAAGAACAAGCCGTAGACATTCGTCAAGTTCAGATACCTGAATGGATGCAAGATAAAAATTTATCTCAATTAAAACTAAATGACGGCAGTTCTATAGACATCAAAAATTTTTATGGAATTACCATACCCAAAGACCCCGACGAAAGGGGCAAGGCGTATGAATGGCTTCGCGAAAACAACCTTGGCGATCTTATTAAAAATGAGGTCGGTGTTAGGTTTGGACGTAACGAAGACGGGAAGGCGTTGGAATTTGCCAAGTTAGCCACCGCAAATGGGTACGAGGTACAACAAAATTTAAAAGTTGAACCTATGACTCTAAAAGCAACTCTAAGGGAACTGCACGAGAAAGGTGCGGCTCTACCACCCGAAGAGATATTTAAAACGTTTGTGGGTAGACAAGCAAAAGTAGTTAGGAAAAAGTAACAATGACTAATACAAAAAAGAAAACGAACAACGGCAACGCTGTACAAAAAACTAATGGTGCTGCTCTAAGTTTAGATACGATAGTTCAAGATTCAGAGTCTTTCTCTGGTCTTGAGAACATAAACTCTGCGGATGATTTAGCTCTGCCTTTTATAAAAGTGCTGAGTCAATTGTCGCCGCAGTGCAATAAATCGAGCAATGGTTATGTTGAGGGTGCAGAACCCGGCATGATCTTTAACACTGTTAGTGGTAAACTCTATGACGGAGAAGAAGGTATTGATATAATACCTTGCTTTTACAAAAGAGAGTTCATTGAGTGGGGTGAAAGAGGCCAAGGAAGTGGTGCTCCAATCGCCATACACGATGCGAACTACGACATCAATCAAGCTCCAAGAGACGCAAACTTTCAAAATAGATTGCCTAATGGAAACATTATAGAAGAGACAGCTAATCATTTTATTTTGATTATGAATGATGATGGTCACGAACAAGCTTTGTTGACCATGAAATCAACGCAAAGAAAAGTTTCACGTAAATGGAACTCGATGATGCTACAAGTTAAAATGCAAGGCAAAGACGGTCAGTCTTTTACGCCGCCATCATACAGTCAAGTGTATAGATTAAAAACTGTACCACAGTCTAATGCTAAAGGAACGTGGTTCGGATGGGAGATATTTAAAATAGGTCCTGTTCAACACCAAGCTGTATATGACGCCGCAAAACTGTTTGCACAAGGTGTAAGTAAAAACACCGTGAAGGTCGAACACACAGAAGATGCACAAGTCACACAAAAGACAGCGTTTTAATCTAAAAAGGGCGACGAAAGTCGCCCTTTCTTTTTGTGGTGGTGCATGGAAAAATTATTTATTAGAGAGATATTTAAAGGTAACGAAGAAGCTTACGGAACTTTTGTCAGCTCTGGAGAAAAAGATGAGCGAGGAAAAGCAAAAGGTTTTTGTCAAACACTAGGTCTACCGGAGAATAAAAAATTATCAGAAGACGACATGCTTTGGACAGGGCACTTAAATGGCTCACAAAGCATAGGTGTGATACCAATCAACAAACAACATGAATGTTATTGGGGATGTATCGACATAGATTCTTATGATGGTTTTGATCATAGACAGTTACTATTAAGTATTAAACGGGCTAAACTACCTTTGATTGTTTTTAAATCTAAGAGTGGTGGCGCTCACGTATATTGTTTTTTTAAAAATCCTGTCAAAGCAAAAGCACTGAGAAAAAAATTAGCTGACGCTTCATCTCATTTAGGTTTCAAAGGATCAGAAATATTTCCAAAACAAATAGAACTAAGAGAAGGGTTCTTCGGCAACTATGTGAATACTCCGTATTTTGGTGCGGACAAGACGGATAGATACGCCATGATATTGGACGATAAAGATCATGTAAAAAATTTATCTCTAGTAGATTTTTATGCTTTGTATCAAGACTGTGTCATTGATGCGCTAGATAAGTTTGAGGTAAGAACGGACACTATATTTCCAGATGGCCCTCCTTGTAATAACTGTATCGCTTTACGTGGTTGTTCAGAGGGCGGCAGGAATATGTATCTGTTTAACATTGCTGTTATGTACAATAAAATGTACGCAGAGAGTGGAGAAGATTGGTTTGATAAGCTTAGAGAGGCTAACGATAAATACATAACAAAACCTTTACCACCTACAGAGGTATCTAGAATATATGCTTCAGTTCGTAGTCACAGCGAAGGAGACATGAACTCTGTCACTGAGCCGGGCCAGCACTTAGACGAAGAGACAAACTCAAGTTATCATTATCTATGTAAGCAAGAACCTATGAAAAGCTATTGTAATCGTAGTGAGTGTGTGTCGAGAAAGTTTGGCGTAACACGGTCAACGGACAACGACGGAGAAGAGTTTGGTATCACACAGATACACAAAGTTTTAGACGATCCAATAATATATTACGTAACTTTTGATAACGGCGTTGTTATGAAAGCAGACATGAAAGAAATGTCTGATCAAAAATTATGGCGAGAACTTGTCTTTGCAACTCTTGATTTTAAACCCCCTAGATTACCGGGAGAGGACTTTGACGCGATACTTAATAATAATATGAGAGATCGATTGGAGTACGTGAGATTGCCAGAGGGAGTATCAAGAACAGATAGAATACGCACAGGCATTCAAGATTGGTTAAGTGGTACAGGTCAAGGAGACGACAGAGAAAGTTTGCTCGCAGGTAATTCTTTTTATGATGAAAAAAAGAAAAAGATATACTTTCGTTTTCCAGATTTACGTTCTGCTTTGGTATCAACAAAGTCAATTAAGGACACACAGAGAGACACAACTATGTTGTTGGACTTTCTAAAAAGAAAAAACAAAGACGATCAAGGCAACGACATTACTAATGCCGGACTTAATGCGTCCAGTATGAAACTAAATGTAAAAGGTAAAACAGTTCATGTATGGGCCATAGAAGAAATATTATTTGATTTAACTAAAGACGACATAGAACCAAAAGAAATAATTAAGGAGGACGCGTTTTAATGAAAGAAGCGAATAAAATTTTTGGGCCTCCGGGCACAGGAAAAACAAACTATCTGATTAACAAAGTATTAGATTTAAGAGACAACAAACATGTGTCCCCAAGTGACATCTGTTACATTACATTTACCAACAAAGGTATTGATGAAGTACGAGATAGATTAGGTGTTGTAAAAAAGACAGACGGGTACGAATCTTTTGCAACGATACATGGTCTGTGCAATAAGTATATTAAAGGTGAAAAATCTAGATTGGTAAACTCAAGTGATTTTGAATACTGGGCATCAAAAGAAAGAGGCGATGTAAAAAAAGAATATGGCTTAGACTTTGACAATAATTTTATTATACAAGTTTACAATTTACAGAGAGTGTCTAACATAAAACTTACTGATGCTTTTATGAAACTGAATGAGAGAAGCTACAAATGGAAACACGTAGAATACTATGTAGACAGTTGGCATAAGTACAAAGAAAACAATGACTTACATGATTTTACAGATCAAATACTTCATGCTCTAAAAGTAGATCAGTTTCAAAATTACAAAGCGGTATTTCTTGACGAGGCTCAAGACTCTTCGTGGTGTCAGTGGCAAGTAATTAAAAAGCTTATGGATAAAGGATCGGTAGAATATTTGTATATTGCAGGAGATGATGATCAAGCGATCTTTGATTGGAATGGGGGAGAGGTACAATACTTTTTAAATTTATTTAAAAGTTGTGAGCCTATAAAACTAACAAAGTCGTATCGTTTGACACAAGAGCATATTGATTTTGCAAACATCGTGAGTTCTGAGATAAGAATGCGAGAACCAAAAAAATATATTTCAACTAAACAAGAGAGGGGCGAGTTGTTTTATACGGATCGTTTTGTGCCAATACCTTTAAACAATGAAGAGTCTTGGACAATCATGGTCACCGGCTCACGGATCATGAACGAGATAAAGGATATTTTGATGCACCGTAGACTGTGGTTTAAACAAATAACCGCAAGAGGTTATGTACACTATCCTGTAGGCGCAAAAATTATTTCTGCTTTGAAATGTTATTTTGATCTACAAGCAAACAAGTATGTTTCAAAGTCTGAGCTGTTGATATACAGAACTTTGGTTAAGCCTAAAAACTTTAAACCAAAGCAGTGGGAAAGTTTAGACCCGGATCAATTGTACACAGCAAAACAATTAGAAGAAATGTTTGGACTAGATTTTTCTGTAAGTTGGATCTCTCATTTTTCTGAGATTAAAAATCCAGAGTGGCAGAAGAAACAAAAATATATTAAAGACTGTATAGAGAAAGGTGTTGATATCTTTACTAAAATGCCTAAGATCGAACTATCTACCATTCACGGCATGAAGGGTGGAGAAGACGACAACACTGTGTTGGTCGGTAATATGGAACAACCATTTTATAGAAAGTATAATAACAACAATACAAACGAAAGAGATAGTATCATTAGAATGTTTTATGTTGGATGCACTCGGGCCAAGAAAAGAATGTATATTTATATGTGTCCCGATTTACCCTATCGTTTTGAGTTTGACAAAGTATTTAAAAAATACAGAGACAGAAAGGAAGTGGCTTAATGGGATGGAGAGACATACAAGTAGATGGCAAGCATTACTCTAAACTAGAAATACAACCCACCGACTACATTGTAAAAAACAAGTTGGGTTGGTGTGAAGGCAACGTGGTGAAATATACAACTCGGCACTCTGAAAAAGGGAAAGCAAAGGACATAAGAAAAGCAGTGCATTTTTTATTAATGATTTTGGAGGATGAGTATGGCGAGCAATACGAAATTCGATCTATGGACTGAGTGGGTTGCAGAAGATTACTATCCAGACCTATCACAAGAAAAATATTTAGCAGTCGACTTAGAAACCTGCGATACTAATCTTATAACTCATGGTTCTGGTTGGGCTACAGGCAACGGCTATATAACTGGTTTCGCTTTAGCCACAAAAGATTGGCAAGGATACTATCCGATAGCTCATGCTGGTGGGGGCAACTTAGACAAGAAGAAAGTTACAGCTTGGATTAAAAAGACTTTGGCCTATGACATGCCTAAAATATTTCACAATGCCTCGTATGATATGGGTTGGCTCAGAAGCGCAGGCATAACCGTCAATGGTACTATACATGACACTATGATTTCAAGTGCATTAATTGATGAGAATAGATTTTCGTTTACTTTGAACAGTTTAGCCAAAGATAAACTAGGTCAAAACAAGAGTGAGGACATTTTAACAGAGTTTGCCAAGTCCAAAGGGATCGATCCAAAGAAAGAAATGTACAAAGTCCCTGCTATGTATGTGGGTAAATACGCCGAGATGGACGCAAGACTGACGTATGACCTGTTTTTCTACAACCATAGAGAGATAGACGAGCAAGATCTGTACCGTATCTATGATCTAGAGTGTAGATTACAGCCCTGCTTGATTGACATGAGAGCGCAAGGAGTTCGTGTGGACTTAGACGCGGCCCACAATGCGAAGGCAGAGCTCATGAGTGAAGAGTCCAAAGCTTTGCACGAGATCAAGAAGCTATCCAACATTGATGTTGATATTTGGGCGGCCGCTTCGGTGGCAAAAGCTTTCGATGCTATGAAAATAAAATACGAACAAACGCCAACGGGCAAGCCTAGTTTCACCAAAAACTTTTTACTCAAGAACAAGTCGCCGTTGTCTCAGCTAATTGTAAAAGCACGAGAGATGAACAAGGCGCACACAACTTTTATTGACACCATTATGAAGCATCAACACAAGGGACGCATACACTCTGAGATACATCAGATGCGGAGTGATGACGGTGGTACAGTGACAGGACGATTTAGTTATAGTCATCCGAATCTACAGCAGATCCCGGCACGGAACGAGGACATAAAAAATAAAATACGTTCTTTGTTTATCCCGGAAGAAGAAACGTTGTGGGGTAGTTTTGATTACAGTCAGCAGGAGCCACGATTGGTGGTGCACTTTGCAGAGAAGGTGAATGAAGTAGACGGGTTCACGTACAACTCAAAACGGCCAACGATGGGTACAAAAGAATTTATCACAGGTTATCGTAAAGGTGGTGCAGACTTTCACAAGATGGTGGCAAGGATGGCCGGCATCGAAAGAGATCACGCTAAGACAATTAACTTAGGTTTATTTTATGGTATGGGTAAAGGTAAACTTAAAGAGCAACTTGGTATTGACCAAGAGACTGCTGACACTTTAATTGGTGAGTACAACCAGAAAGTGCCGTTTGTAAAAATGTTATCTCAGCGTGCCATGGACGCTATGGAAAAGAACGGTCATGTTACAACTGTTGGTGGACGACGTTGTCGTTCGTTTGGCTTTGTGCCAAAAGGTTGGAATGCTAGTGGTTTTTATAAGACAGAAAAAGAAGCTGAAGAAGCGTTGGGTAAGTATGGTTATAAAAAAGCTTATACATACAAAGCGTTAAATAAATTAATACAAGGATCCGCCGCCGATCAGACAAAGAAAGCAATGGTAGACTTGTACGAACAAGATGGTATCATACCTCACATACAAGTTCATGATGAACTTAACATATCTATACACAGTGAGGAACAAGCTAAGATGATAGCAAAGAAAATGGAAGACTGCATGCCCGGTAATGAGCCTTTACATGTTCCAAGCAAAGTGGACTATAAGTTGGCGAAGAACTGGGGAGATGCAAAGTAGTGGCAGAAGAAAATAAAATTATTCGTCTTTGTGTTTGTCCTTCTTGTCGTAATCTAACATTGATGAAGCCAATGAAAGATGACATTTATTTTTGTAGACAATGTAAAGATAGATTCAAACAGTATCGTAACGGGCGCCTTGTTTATATTCCAATCGCAGTGGCGCAAGAACTTGCGCACAATAAAATAGTATTTACTTTTGATCCTGATCTTGGATTAGGCCACAACGAAGAGAGTGAAGAACTAGAACTCGACATTGATTTTGAACCTGACTTTGACCCGGACTTAGATTCTGAAGAACCTATATAAGATCGTTCAACTTTTTAAACATAATCCCAACAATGGTCGACGGCCTACCGTCAGTGTGATACGTCGCGCAGGACATAAGATCTTTCATGGGGGTTCCATTTTGTAATGCCACAGACAAGATACGTCCAATTTCTGTAAGAATATCAAAGCGTTCCGTGCCCGATTTACCTCCACCATTAATCCAAACCTCTTTTATTTTTTCATCTTGATAGGATACGGTTAGTGAATAGGGGGTGCCATTGCTGTCTCTGATTGTTTCTTTGTAGCATGGCCGACGATTTTGTGGTTCTTGACGCATACGATACCTTTCTTGTTGACTATTTTACCAGATTATACTATATCTAGTAGTACATTACAATAAAACTATGGAGGATTCCATGATTTTTGAAGACGATGTGGCTACATACCAGTACGCTATGGGTAACGAGGCCTTGAAATTGCGACACCAGAACGAAGCTTTGAAGAAGCATAACCAACTGTTGCGCGATAAGATAAAGGAACTAGAAGTTTCTTTAGAACAAGAAGTCGGTCCAAAGTATGCCAGTATGGTATAGTCGCTTATAACATAAAGAAAGGGAAAAGAATGCCGGACATTCTCAAGTACAGTTCTGTCTCTGTAAATAAAAAGGCGTATCACGAGCTGAAGTCTATAGCAGAAGCTCTATCGAAAGAACTTGGTATAAAGATGTCGTTGTCAAAAACTATTGAGCATTTAGCAACACAGAAAGCAAAAGCATTAGGATTGAATGGGCATTCAAAACCTTAAATCACTAGTTACAGAACGTTACCCTTACAAAGATGTGCGTCGCAAGAAAGTCAATGGCAAGCGACACTATGAAGGTGAGGGAAAATTTTTACCGTCTGTTACGACAATTATTTCTGCAACCAAAGACGAAGCAGACCAAAAAGGTCTACAGGCGTGGCGCAATCGAGTTGGCGAAGAGACGGCAGAGAAAATTAAAAATCAAGCGGCAACAGTTGGCACAGCCATGCACAAGTACCTCGAGTGTCATATCAAAGGCGTCGGCTACGACGATCAGACCAACGAAGGAGTGATCGGCAAGCGGATGGCGAAAGTTGTTATTGAGAAAGCTTTTCCTTTTATTAACGAGATATGGGGAACCGAAGTAACGATGTACTATCCAACGTTCTACGGTGGTACCGCAGACTGTGTAGGTCTGTGGCACGACAAACCGGCGATCATGGATTTCAAGCAGACGAACAAGCCAAAGAAGATTGAGTGGATTGAAGATTACTTTGTGCAACTGGCCGCTTATTCTATGGCGCACGACGCGTTGTTCGGGACGAAGATGGAAGCGGGCGTGATTCTTATGGCGTCGAGAGGGCTCGAGTTTCAAATGTTCACGATCGACGGTCAACGGTTCGATGATTATAAATACAAGTGGCTGAAACGTTGCGAGAAATATTTTAATGAGGGTGTAGCATGAACCCGATGAACCCGGAGGATGAATACGGATGGTAAAGTGGACGACTAAAGAACTGGTGGCGCGACTCGAAAAATTTTGTGAAAGTCCTGAAGGCGCAAACGCCAGAGTATCTTTAGCAGTGCCCATGGGTTTTGGTTCTAATCCCAATACGTCGTTTGACATACGAAAAATAGATTTAGTGCCTAATAGTATTATTGGGGCAAAAGAAAAGTATCGATTAATAATTGTAATACAGGAACTTTAAATGGCAAAGAAAGCGAAAACGTATTCACAGCATGAACCGGGGCCCAAGAAACGTACCTCCATTGGACAGAGTATCCGGTCACGGCCGAAGAATAAACATAAGAAACGTAATTTTAAACGATACATAGGACAAGGTAAGTGACGACGGACAAGGGCCAACGGATATGTTTGGGATGTGGGAGTTCTTTTACTGTCAATAAATGGCAGAAAGGCAAGAAATATTGCAGGGATCTATGTAAACCGTACATGAATGACGGCACAGGGACACCGAAAAGGCACCTAAAAGAAAAATTACCTCCTAAGGGTTTTTTTGCTAAAAATATTTTGAAGCAACTAAAAAAATAAAATTAGAGGTAATTTGGTAACTTTTTTAAGAATGTTTATATATAACAATAAGTTAACTATAAAAATAGAGGTAATTTAGAGGTAATTTGGAGGTAATTTTTTATACTTAGAGGTAATCTTCTTGTCGTCGTGAGACTGTATTTGGATTTTATCGTTTGTAAATTTAGTAAAAAAACTCTTTATGAAGTATATTGTTTCAATATGGTATGTGTATGGTGCGTTTACTTTGACTTCACCTATACACGAAGACCACTACATAACTAACGACTGCGAAAGTAAGTATGAAGAAAAATTTGAAGAAGAAAAAGGAAACATCGAAGTCTATTCGCAAAGAGGCAAAGACTACGCTAGATCAATTGTTGGTTACCACTGCAGACTTGCCCCCGACAGTGAAGATTGGATGGAGGGATATAAGATTGGTTCCAGTGGACGCATCCTTTCTAAAAGATAATGCAGATTGTTATGGGGAGTTTCTTTCTAGGGAATCAAAGATTAACTTTCAAAAAGAAGTTAAAGGAGTAGAGCTCGGTAATACCGTGCTTCATGAAATTTTGCACGCCATTGCCTACGCTAGTTCTTTGAATCAAGCTAATGGGCCATTAAAAGAGGAAGACAATGAAGAGACCACAATAAATAGTATAGCTAATTGGTTAATGGGAGCGTTTAGAGATAATCCGTGGTTGTTAGATTTTTTAAAAGCTTCTTTAAAAGAGTAGCGCCTGCGCCTACTAGTGTTTTATCTCTTCTACCTTCGCGTCAATAATTTTTGGTTTAATAGAATCCGCTATCTTTTGTAGTTCTTGCTTCACCTCGTCTGGTGTAAGCTGATCTATTTTTCCATGCTTGATAATTTTTTGTTCTACATATAGCCCGCCTGCTTTTCCTCTGGCTACCTCCGCTTGAACCGCAGCCGAATATGATCCGTCTTCTAAAGCTCTGCGCTTGATGTCTGCTAAGTCTCGCATGTGGGTTTCTAAAGATACTCGATACTTTGCGTTGATTTCAGAACGAAGCCGGTTGATTTCTTGTACAACGAGAGGATAATAATTTGGATTTTGTAGCTCAGATGCCGTACTTCTAGACCGATCTTTCGCATAGCCACTTTCAACAGCACATTCAGTAGCTGTTTTGCGTCCTTCATTATATACCAGTAAATTGACGAATTTTATCTGTTGTGGTGTTAAATGTTTGCGTCTCGACATATAGTATGCTGTTCGTTTGACACCACTATATGTGGTATGTGTGTATAAAGTCAAATTTTTTTTAAAAATAATTATAAAATGCTATTGACTATGGGACGAAAATCAGATTATGATTCGAAATAACAAATAGAGAGGGAGAAGATGAGTAATAATAAATGTGATGATTGTGAAAGTAAAAACATTGGTTATATTAACAACGATTGTTTATGTTTAGAGTGCGGTGAAAAAATTAATATTAAGAAAGCCTCTGAAGTTACAAGACAAGAAGCAGATAAGATAGCAAACATTTTAAAATTTAAAAGCAACGATAACTTACGTAAGTTAGCACAACAAACTTTAAAAGAAAAAAAGTTTAACATACCTTATACGAACGAGACGACTTCTAAAAAAGGTATCTATCTTGTGAAAGATGAAGGTATTTATCTAATGAATGCTTTTTCACTAGCTGAGGGGAAAACTCCAAGCACGGAAGGTTTCACTATTTATGCTGAGGGCTATGACCCTAGCACTAACGAAAATGTTTGGGAAGATAGTTATTTAGTAAGTGGTGATGACTTTGGCGAGTTTGTGGAGATGCCTTCATCTATGTTAGTTAGTGTAGCAAATGGTAGTGATATTACTCTTATGCTATCTGCTGAAACTATTGAACTAAAGGTGGTAGCATAATGACTAAACTTTATATAACAAAAAAAGATATTGGTAAAAAAATTTACAAGATAGAGTATTCAGAATTTATCAAAGAATATTTTACTGTCATGGCAGACAGCGAGGAGCAAGCGAAAGAAAAAATGTGGGACATTAAAAGCGGATATAGGCAAGAAGTGGAGGAAGCGGTACCTAGCGAAACGGTAAACAAAGATGATTGCCTACATGAAGGCTTTAAAGACTACCTTGATGACATAAAAGTTTTTGAAATGGATAAAGTTACTGATAAAGATTTTGACAAAGAATTGCCAGACGATTGGATTTACGAAGGGCTGTTCTCGTGATTGACGCAGTAATTTTAATTTTAGATCTTGTATTCTTAATGGTGATTTTATGATGGGAAAGGTAAAGAGTATGTTGTTTGATGAAGCAGAAAAAAAAGTAGATACTTATGTTAGCTATGTTGTTCACCGAATACTAACGTTGAACGAGGCGCTAGATGAGTTGAAAAATGATGATGTTGTAAAAATATTTTACAACAAAGAAGAGTTAGAAAACATTTTTAATTTTGAACTTAGAGAAGGGGGAATGCTACAATGAACAGACAATTTATTTTGGATATTAAAGGTGTCGTAATTTACGAGGATGAGTGGGACAGCACTAGAATTATTATACAAAGAGACGGGTCAGAAGATGATCTTGAATTTAATAAGGACGACATAGTTGAAATTATTGAGGAGGGCGAAGAATGAAAATAGAAATAAATCCAAAAAACACATTATGGCAATATTTGGAAAAAGAACATGTGTGTGATGAAAGCGACAATATCTCTGATGACGAATGGGAGCAATTTTGCCACCAGTACGGTGATAGTTTTGCTGAGACGTGTAGCGAAATCGGAAACAATTTATTTGGCGACTATCTTCATTCTAAACAAAGGGGGCAAGAATGAAAAAAAAGAAAGGGCGCTATCTAACGAATGAGGGTTGTATGATCCTTGTTATACTAGCTATCGGCAGTTACTTTCCAATACGAGCAATAGTCTTTTGGATATGGGGGGTGTAATGAAAGTAGTATGGACAGAAACAAACGAAATTAGG